AATCATTAAATCTGCGCGGCTTCCGGTTAGCTGACCAGTGATGCCGACGCTTTTTACGCTTGGTGCTTGGGCTGGAGAGCAATTCACATCGAAGCTTATCCTCGACCACCTTGCATCGTCGGACTTCGGGCGTAAATGAGAAAGCCATGGCGTTTCAATGATTAGTTTTTGTAGGAAGATAGACATGTTGTCTGCACGTTCTTTAGACGCGGAGATAATCATGATCTTTTTTTCGGGGTTATTAAAGAGGACCCACAACACGAACGCTCCAGTAATCCAAGACTTACCGACCCCACGGAAGGCTTGAATCTGTAGTCGTTTTGGACCATTCTGTAAATAGTCAGCAATAGCGTATTGTGCTTTTGTAGGCTCGGGTAGATCAAGCTGCGACCACATAGCTTGTAGAAACAGCTTGAAGTCGTCCTGTAACGCCTCTAGGACGTCGGTCATAAGCTACTAATTCCGTAACGATCAATGGCTTCTTTGCCATTTTTGTAGGCAGATTGAAGGCCATTACTAATGCCATTACTAATACCGTTACCTAAATGACGACCTAAATCTGTTTCAGAAGTGTCTGGGATAGCGTTCAAAGCATGATCTAAAGTACTGCCAGACTGTGTTTGATTTAAGATTTCAATAGCATTAGAGACAACATTAAATCTAGGCAAAACATATTTAAGTACTGCTTTACCGCCGTTATAGATAAGCTCTAGAGAGGAACCCGGAGCAAACCGTGGACCTTGAAGTCGAAGCTGATCCATTTTGTTGTCAGCCAACATGTAAGCAGCTTGTTCAACATCAGTGGGTGCACCACGATCGCCTTCGGATCTATTTTGAGCAGCGTCTTGTGGTCGAAGGTTATTAGAGACATGAAACCCGCCAGAGTTAAGTGACCAAAAATGGTCAATATCTTCGTTAGGTTTTCTACTAGCAGTAATCTGTTTTTGTCGTTCGACTTCAGCTTGATAAAGATCAGCGCCTTTTCCAGGCCATGCCTCTTCAAAATCAGCTTGTCTAAGTGACTGGTCTAAACGACGCGCACGGTCACGAGCATTTCTATTGTATTTAATTGAAGTACGCATGAGGCGATGACCATCATGCTGTCCTCCACCTTTGTTATCCCACCGCCAAACTGTTCCATCCTCATCTATATATTGAGGGCGGGCTATACCATTTTCTTTAGCAAATTTAAAAACTGCATAAGCTTGGTCTTTTTCTTCAGCGTCAGTGGGGTAAACAAAGAAGGAGACATCCTCCTGCTTTGCCATAAAAAAAGCGCCCCTTTTGGAGCGCGGTATTTATTAGTTGTGGTTTATGAGATGTGGGAAAGAATCAATCCTTCCCTAAGTAAATTCAATCCAAAACGGGCTCTCATCCAAGAGCGCCAATGGTTACTTCCTTTGTCCTGATTACAACAGGTACACGCTGGTACGACATTCGATGAAATGTCTTCACCCCCAAGAGAACGAGGATGTACGTGATCAAGTGTGAGTTCATGTAATTCATAAGTTATTCCGCAATAAACACATGTGCATCCGAAGTGTTCTTTGATGCTGCGCCTCCAAAGGCGCTTAGCTTCAGGAGACGTCATGGTTATTAGGTTGTATAGGTAGTGATCAGGAGTTGGAAGTAAGGGGGTCATTTAGTACGACTAGCTCTGTTTTTCGATCTCGCTTGAGGTCGTCCTTTTGTAGTGCTGCCTGAATAATGAGCAGCATCACGTGGATCACCTTTGCGGATCTTCAGTTGACGGCGTAGACGGTTTGCGTTTACACGCAGTGATTTACCCTTTTTTGTTTTGTTGTAAGCCTTTTGTTGGGATTTATGGTTTCCGTTAGCGTATTTAGGACCGCTAAAGCGCTTTTCCATAAAGCCTCCGCTGTACCATTTCTGGGTCTATTTCAGGCATGACATTGGCAAGCTTCGACAAAGGGTTACCGTCATAGGCAACACCGCTGATGTCGTTAGTTTTAAGCCAATCACACGCTGCTTTTAGGTCTTGAGTTGTCGCTTCACCCGATTTAATACGGGCTAAGAACTCCTTAGTGACGAGGTTATGCAGTTCATTGAACTGATCCTCTGTCGCTTTCTTTTTCATACGTTGTAGCCTTTGCGCTGACCTGGCAGCTTGGCTTTTACGGTGGGAGCAATACCAAGGCCAGGGTAGTATTTAACTGGCGTAGATTTACTAGGTTTAGCGTCTTTAATCGACGGCCATTTCTTTTTGTTTGGCACTATTAATACTTACAATAGGTATAACGTCATGACAAAGAACTTCAACACGACTGCCAGGTCTAAACATAAACCCAGATATCATGATTTCTGTGCATTTAAGAGCACGCACAAGTTCGTAGTCAAGGCGTAATTTCTGTTCGTGTTTTCTGGCAATACTTTTACACAACTGAATCATTCCCCAATCAAGGGGAACACTAAAGTTGATCTGCATACCAAAATTATTGTTGCGTACATATCCCGTTGAATCTGTAGGGATAGTGTCGTTACCCATATAAAAGGGGCTAATTTGCATAGTAGCCCCGTTACAACTAACGTTATTGGCAAAGTATTGACGAGACGGTGCACCATTGTTTTGGAATTGCACCGCCTGATTAGTAACATTACCCGTTGCTGCTGCTACGGGGTTAGAGCTATTTTGGACTGTTGGATCCTCAGCTGCAAAAGCAGGTGTTACTGAGAGAAGACTGATAGCGAGGTAGTGACTGAGGTTGATTCGATGACCTCGTCGATGCTGATGGACTCCACGACTCCCGCATCCCGAACGACAGTCTCCAGTTGGAACTGTTCGCCCGCGTTGGTTACGGAATAGGTTGTGGAATCGCTCAAAATATCCCCGCTTGGGGTGACGTTTGTTCCGGACCATGATTTGTAATCACCACCCATGATCTCGGTTTCGATAGTTCGCTCGATGTCAATGGTGGTAGTAGTGGTTGATTGCATAGAACCCTGAGTAAAATTAGGGGTTACTTGCTGGGCTGCAGCTGGCGAAGCCAATAGCAAAAGGATAAGTAGTTTTTTCATGGGTCTTTTTTCTTAGGTTCGTCTTCAGGCTTAGATCTGTGGTTTGAAGTATTCAATCCAAAAGTGGCTAGTGCGCCAGTAAAGACACTGGCGACAAAGGTTATATCACCACCACTCTGGCCTTTTTTAATCATAGGAATATCTACGTAGTTAAGAGTGATAATAAAACCACTCCAAACAACTACACCAAGGCGAACGAAAGTCCCAAGGATTTCAATGTCCTTTTCTGCATGTTCCTTTACCTTCTTTAAGAAGGGTTTTTTTTCTTCTTTGTTATTTTGCTCCATGCTTGTTTAAGTACGGGCTTCATTACCATTACAAGGTATTTAAAAATAGAAGTAGCAGTAAGGGTGGCAGCAACAGAGATAACTGCTGTTGTAGCTGCTGCAGTCATGATTTCAGTTGACGGCATTGGGACTTCTATGTCTGTAAATGGCACGTCAATCATCTGCACCTCTTTAGGTTGAGGTGGCTTAGTTTTGTTTGGTGATTTGTCTTCGTTCTTTCCTTTTATCCCTGGAGGTGGGCGCAGGTCACTAGGAGGGACTACAAGGGGCTTGTAAGAAGGTATCTTTGCCCTAGGTACTTCTAGGACCGGCGCAGGCATTCCAGGGGCTTCTGGAAGCGCTAGAGAGGGAAATGCTGGAGGGTTAGGCCACTGATCCACCGAACAGTCCGCGTTCGATAAATTTCACTGCTTCATCATCAACAGTGTTATCGGTTTGTTCAGCCAGTTTGGTAAGCAGGTCAACAATCAAACGCTTGACCTTTTCAGAATTAATAAACGAAAAAAGAATTGGACGGATAAGGGTGATCATTATTTAATAGGGGTAGGCCATGCCGTAGCGATGGCAGGGTTAGCAACAGTCTCAATAACGGCAACACCGTTGTCATCAACGATACCTTTACCTTCACTGTCAGTTTTTTGACGATCAATAGTTGCTGCGCCAAACAGGAGTTCTTTCAAAGCAGGTACATCTTTACAAGCGTCGATTTCAGCTTGACGTGCGTTACACACAGTACGAACAGCAGCACGGTAGGTAAGCCACTGCGAAGAAACAGCGTAGTCAGTGACCTCGGCCGCTTTGACTACACGCCAGTCAGACGGTGTAAGCAGGGATGAAGCAATCTCAGCCTGTTTTGCTTTCCACAACGTTTTGAGACCAGTTGATGTTTCTCCAGTTTCTTTGCCATCTTCATCTAGAGCAGGTTCGTCATTAAGCTGTTTGGGTTTATCAACACCCCAATAGAACCGCTGGTCATAAACCCCAACAACGGGGTCTGCGACTTCAACGATACCAATGGCTTGCTTTTCCTTCAAAGAAGTCAAGCGCAGCCAATTAGACGGATATTGCATTCCGTCGTGAACAAATGCCTTGTCGTATTGCAAGGTCTTACCATCAAGTTTAAGCATAGTTAAATGTTTTAATTAGCGTGCGCGGGCAGTTTTGAACGGATGCTCAGCAAATGCCGCATAGACATAGGTGTTGCCACTGCCGTTTCTCGCAATGTGATCAGTCCTTTGTTTAAAGCCATTGCTTAAGAAATCAACTCCGTAATCAGCATGAGTACCTTCCGCATTAACACTATTTGGTTTCAAAGCATCATCAGCCACATTTAATGGACTTCTTGTTGCATCAACTAGCTGCCAGTCATTAGAACCGCCATCTGATCTCTTCGTAAGCAACCATTTCACTTTAAACCCTGTATAAATAAACGGACCATCAGTTGAACCGTTGCCGGTGAACTTGCCAAAGGATGAGTAGCCTTCAACACTACTCCACGCATACATCAAATGACTCTTAGTGTTGATATTAGTATCAGATCCAAGATGAATTAGGCTTGAGGTTGGAAGCTGGCTCCACCTGTTTGTAGCATTGCCACCACCAAAATCCGTTGTTGTAAATTCGCCATAAGCCAATCCCATCGAAGAATGATAGATAGCCCAGTTCTCGCTAGCCACATCAAGTGTTTTGAAAATAATAAAATCTGGAGCTGCATTAAGACCGTGTGCAATACTTCCAGATCCGCCGCTTGAGGTTCCGGTGTAGGTTAAAATCGAGAACCCAGCAGACGTATTGGCTCTCCCGGTTGAAGCAATACTTGCTCCATTAGTTCCAGCACTATTACTAAATGTCGAACCAGCATCCCAAGTCCAAGCTGCATATTCAGCATTGTTTACGTTGACATTGCCGCTACCTGTGTGATCTCCATTTGAAGTATTAATAGTAAATCCGTCGCTATTAAAAGCTGATAAGCCACGCCCGGTTGGCTCAGTCTTTTCAACATTTGTATGGCTTGAACCTATATGCTTATATTGTCCACGCACTTCGTCATACCAAGCATGATGGCCTGGGTCATCCATTCGTTTTATCCAAACTAGGTCTGGACTAAAAGACAAGCCTGAAATAGTATTAGTGTTAGAACCATTGCCATCATAGGTTTTTATATCCATCGCAGTCGAACCATCGGCAATCGGCGGGTTGTCAAGGTTCTTCGTGCAGAGTGACTTGAAGCCTGTTGGGGGCGTGTGTGCAAATGGACGTTGGCCAAAGTTTATAATAACTTTGTTATGCGTTCCAGTATGCAAACCAACAGCAGGGACGAGCCTAGATGCCGATACACTGGAATGAGCAATACCCAGTGATGATCCGTTTTTATAGAAAGTAAGAGTGTTTGCATCACAATCAAGTGCTACGCCAATGACATCATTAGTTGTCACCGTAGAGGTATAACTACTACTTACAGTTGAACCATTATGGTAAGTATTTCCTCCAACGTCCATTGACCAACTCGTACCAGTACCTGACCCAAGCCAAGGAAGACCAGTACCTGAAGTATCACGATTGAACTCATAATCATCTGCATCAGCCACTCCCCAACGGGCAATAGTCCCGTTAATAGTTGGTAGCTTCAGCTCCCAGTACCATTTTCCACTGCTCAATGCAAAGGTGGATCCGCAGCTAGTCCACTGACCACCAGAAGCTGTTCTTTCAATCTCTAGATTTCCGTTCGACAAAGTAGGGGTTGCGTTCGGTGATATAGCAAGAGGGTTCAACGTCGCATAGTTGCCACCGTTATTGCCGGACGCTTCGTAGTTGGTTGGGGAGTCGATCAGGCTGTCATTTCCTGCACCAGATGCAACAGAAAGGTAATTAACCGTCCAAGTATTGCTTTTGCCGCTGCTATCCGTTCCAAGCGCAGCCTTGCTGCTGTTGTCGGAGAAGTCCAGGTGGAAGCCGTTGGTGCCATACGTTCCAGCGTATGCAATCGGCACCCACAGGTTGTCGGTGTTAGTTTCTCCAAAATCTGTTGGCGCTAATGCTTGACCATCGATCAGAATGCACTCAGCTAGGAAACCATTAAAGCAGTCAGCATCGTTTCGCCCAATACGATGATCAACAGTATTATTGATCTGTAAGACTGCATTTGGTGGCGGCCAGTTATTTCCAGCCGTTAATGCTTGATCTACACCATTAACATATACTTTGACCCTGTTTGTTTGAGTAGCTTGTGTTGTGTCAACCGCTATAACAACATGATACCAGGCACTAGGATCTCTAAATACTGCATTAGTGTAGACATAAAAACTATTGCTTCCACCAGCCTCTTCTACTTGAATCTGGTCATTGTTAAATGAAATAGAAAAATAATTACTTCCAGGTCCAACAAACATTAAACGTTGCGTTCCGCCTAGCTCACTGCGTTTAGTCCAACCGCTCCAGGTAAATGTTTTGCGGTTTCCAGCAGCGGATGGGGTACGGTTTAAATTACTTTGGTCGGCATCGTTAAACCGCAAGCTGCGTTCAATCTTGAAACCAGCAGCGCCGCCAGATTGACCGGCGGCACCTGCTAATACGTTATTAAATATTGGCATATATTATCACGCAATATAGTCTTTAGTGAGCGTACAAGTCACAGTTGTGCTGTTAAGCACGATGTAATCAATACGATCAATTTTGCCTGAAGCAGATGACAGGGATCCAAGACCCGCTGCACCACCAACAAATTTCATTGTTGTGGGGAAGCTACCAGAGTGGGTGCCACCATAGACAATAAAGATAGAGCCTGTTTGACCCTCAGCAGCCGTAGCAAGGTTGGCAAGGGTAAAGGAGGTCCAGTTAGCAGTAGTAGTGAACTTAAAGTTATTACCTGCATTCAGATCAAAGCTGGGCGTAGCGCCAGTTGCATCAACGATGTCACCACGTTGTGCCTTGGTGAAGGTTTGAGCAGTATCCAAAGAAGCTTTAGCAGCAAGCTGTGAAGCTGTTGGAATACCACTAACTGTAATTTCTACATCAGAACCACTATTGTCATATACAAGGGTATCTGATTTAATTTTTCCGTAAGCCATGATTAAGTAAGAACGACAAGTTTAGAGTTTGCACCAACAGTCAACGTGACACCAGAAGCGAGTGCCATAGGACCGACACAAGCGGCGTTTACGTTTGCACCGATAGATTTGTTAGCAGAAAGGGTTTGAGTAGTTTCAATAAAGGCTGCATCAATGTTGCCGATTGAATTATCGACATATGTTTTGGTAGCTGCGTCATTACCACTAGTAGGTGCAGCAAGGTTGACAATCTTTTTATTAGTAGCGTCTAGTTGACCACCAAGTTGTGGTGTGGTGTCGTCGCTGAGGTTTTGCATCCCAGCGCCTTGTAGTGCAGAGATACCAACAAATGAGAGGTTACCGCTACCGTCAGTTTTCAAGACTTGATCTTGGGCACCATCAGAAGATGGATAGGTAAGACCGTTTAGTTTGACAGTACCAGTGATGTCTTTACCGTTAACATCTAGGTTAGCTCCCAGTTGAGGGCTTAGATCATTGACAAGTTCAGGCCGATAAGCATCAAGACTGATGTTTACCTGACCAGTACGTTGATCAACTACAAACGTATCTCCAACTTTAAACTTACCGTTGTGGTCGGTGCTTGATTGATAGACCTTACCGTTATTTAGATTCTTAACTTGATTGGCTTCAACAGGAACACCACCGTTAGCAGGGTCTGCACGGTAGTCAGTACCAGAGCCTACATACTCAAAGGTGTGACCACCCGTGGAGATATAGGAACGATAGAAAAAGCTGACAGCATCACCACTTTGAATTGCAGCAGCAAGACCAAGGTTGGTTGCAAGTGCTGTTGGATCAGGGTTCTCAATGTAAACATCCCATCCAGAACCATTTGCCGTAGCAGATTTAACCGGATAAGTATTAGACCCAATCGTCACAAGCATGTTGTCTTGTGGACGAGTAGCTGAACCGTGCCAACTAGAATGTGCTTGTCGAGCACCGATAGTGAAGAACAGGTCTCCAGTAGATGCTGCAGCAGTTGCAGAGGCAGTAAAGATTGCAGTAGAAGATTTACCGTCAGCAATCAGACCGTACCGACCGTAGTCAGTCGTACAGTTGCTGAGGTTGAGCTGACCACCATTGAGCGCCTTTGCGTGGTAGTGACAGAAGGTGCCGAAGAACGACACAAGCTGTGCATAACCGTTGTTGCAGCAAAGGATGCCAGGACCATCAAGCGCAATCTGTGTGAACGAATCCACCACCATCGAACGAAGCGGTGAGTTAGTTGCAACGGCAGAGCCGTCAACCAAAAGACCACCGCCAGTAGGTCCGGAAGTGAGGTCACCACCAAATCCACCTTGGTTTACGTTGTTAGGATCAAAGAAACCACCAAGGCTGTTGTTAGCGTTGTATTCAGCTTGTGTATGGTTGTAGATCCCAGAGTCAGCAAAGTTCGTACAGTTCTGGATATACGGAGACTTATAGATGACTGCGTTAGGATAGAACGCAGCAACAAATGCTTGGTTAGCAGGTAGACCGTAGGTATTGTCGGTATCAATAGCGTGCCCACCACGGGTGCCGCTAGCCTTTAGGCCACCAAAAGAGAAGTTAGCAATCTGTGTACCGCTGTTAACGCGGAACATGTGGTTCTCTTCAGTTGCCGGTGTCGGGTGAATAAAGCAACTACGGAGAGATTGACCAATGATTGATACGTTGTTTTTGGTAACATCAATCGGCAGGGTTTCCCGATAGACACCAGGAGCCACAAGCACAATGTCACCGTGGTCTGCTGAAGCGACAGCAGCTTTAATGGTCTTCATCGAGTCGATAATTCGATGACCATCATTGCTGTCATCACCATTAGCCTGGTCAACCCAGATAACAGTCGGCTGACTGACAAACGTACCGCCAGACGAAATACCTAGCCAGTTAGAACCACTCCAAACAGACAAGGTCTGATCGTTGGCGTGGTCATACCACATTTTGCCAACAGGCCAATCTGTACCTGATGGGGTTCCAGATTGGTAGACAGTGTCGTACCGCCTGTTACTGGCAGCAGTTGTGGCAATCTCGTCGTCATTACCTGCATCAGAAGGGGATGCATTTTGCTCAGCAAGTGTCCTGAAATCAACAGCTAAAATAGATTGAATATCAAGAGTGCCATTAGTAATCTTGGCACCGCTAATAGAGCCATCAGCAATTTGACGGTTAGTAACTGAGTTAGGTGCAAGTTTGGGTTCAGTAACTGCATCTGCAACCAACTCGGCAGTGTCAACAGAGTCATCTTGCATTTTGGCAAGGCTAACTGAGTTGTTTTCAAGCTTAGGATTAGTAACAGCACCATCAACTAGCTCAGGAGTATCTACTGAGTTGTCTTGCATCTTAGCAAGACTAACCGAGTTATTTTCTAGCTTTGGATTGGTAACAGCGCCATCAACCAACTCAGGAGTATCTACAGAGTTATCTTGCATTTTAGCAAGACTAACTGAATTATTATCAAGTTTGGCGTTAGTAACCGCAAGATTTACAAGCTCGTTAGTATCAACCGAGTTGTTCTGCATGTTGCGTAGCGCAACTGCATCGTCAGCTAGCTTGTCATTGTTGATTGCAAGATTAGCAATCTTCTCTCGCGTTACGTTCAGATCACGTATAGCGTCAGTAGTAACAGCATCAGTAGCAATGTTACTAGCATCAATTTTCTCCTCTAGCTTGTAGCGAAGTTGTTTATGATTTTCGTTGAGGTCGTTAGCCTTAATAGAAGCACCCGGAGCAAACGTAGCTTCCGGTGTAGCGATGTCAGTATCACGGAAGACACGGACAATATCACCGTTATTAACGGTAGATGAAATAGTTACAGTACCATTGCCAGAAGGTTGGTAACCGGAAATGGAGTAGTTACTGGTAGAAAGTTCTGCTCCATTAACACTTACCTTGACCTCTGCTTGAGACAACGAAGGAAAAGTAATTGTGTAAGTGGCTGGAGCTGTGTATTGAGATTCAGCCATTAGTTGTTCTGTAGTTGTCTAATACGTTCAATTTGTCCCAAACGAGTTGCTTCTTCAATTTGGTTGTTAGTAAACTCAAGTTCAGCAATTTCAGGAGCTAGTTCAACACGAGACATTGCGTACTTCTGTTCAGCACGAAGTCGTTGTGTAAGCATACGGTGGACGTTTTTGTAGTCAGCAAGCTTTGGATAAATACCGCTACGAGCTGCTTCTTTCCATTGTTCACGGAAGTTTCTACCTTCAGTTGTATTCATGACTTCACGAATAGCCTGTTTAAAGCCACCGTTCTTACCCATTTCGTTTGTGATCTGTGAACGCATTTCAGGGGTAAGTTCAACACCTTTGCCATTTGTACTCAAGGTAGGGCGAGCATCAAATTCAATGTCGATCAAGAACTGCTTTTCATCGCTAAGGCTGTCGCTTTGCTTCATAAATGGTGAATAAGTATTCCAAGCTCTTTGGAAGAAGTTAGAAGGCTCACCGACCTTCCCGCCATCAATCCAATCGTAGACATCAGGCAGTTGGTCCTTGAAGACTGGGTTACGGTTAGCCAGGAGTTGTAAGAAATCCTGCTCCATCTCTTTGAGTTGCGGTGTCATCAGACGTGCAAACTCATTACGGAAACCGCTACCAGGAACAAGACCACTAAGGAAGCTTGCACCCCAGCGTGACAATGAGGCAGGGTTACCAGCCAACACGTCATTCATAGGTTCAAGACCAGCAAGAAATGACTTGTTAGTCAGGTTTGCTGCAAGAATATGACCAGCTTTATTAAGCATCAGCTCCAGTGACGGCTCATCAAGAGTGTCAAAGTGGTCCATGATGTCGGCAGTCAATGCCAACCAATCACTAATAGCACCAAGGTTGTCGTAGCTGTACCATTTACCATCAAGTCCCATGTAGGTCCGAGGTTTCCAATTGGCTTCACGGCGTAGCTTTTGCTTTTCTTTATCGTGCAGACCATTGCCACGTAGGCGGTCACCAGTGAACAAGGTACCAGCGCCAAGAACAGACAAAGTACCGATAGCACGGCGTCCCTTTAACTCAGCACGAATAGTGTTGTACGCGGCTTCTGCAGTTTCAGGGCTATAGGGAACACCACGAGCCTCTAGCAGGTACCGGACATTTTCTTTGCTTTGACGTTGGTATGGGACGCTAAACGTATCAACATCTCGTACAAACTTTCCTAGAGGTGTATGGCTTCTAGTGAATGCAAGGATACTCGTAGCTGTTTTAGGAAACATCATGAACGGTTTAAAAACAGGCGCTCTAGATAGCAGTGCATTGATGCTGCTAAGAAAAGGAGCTTCCAAGTTCATTGCTATCTCACGGCTTGCATAATCAACAGCTTCATCTGTGATCATTCCAGACTCGTCAAACATCTGCCCGTACGTATTACGAGCCATAGCTCGAACACGGTTAGCAGTGACTTTGTCACCAGCATTCATCAGAGTGTCGTAGGCACGACCTCTTGCCTCAATGTTGGCAATAAAAGAACGAGTAAAGCCGTCAAACGCTGTCATAGCGTTGGCACTGAAGCGAAGCATTGGATGTTCAGCCAAGTCATTCATAGCTTCAACCTGCACCATCATTGCTTTAGGTGCCGATTCACCACGCTGTTCTGCAGCTTCTGCAAAAGAATTCAGCAGAGCAATCTTGTCTTCGTTTTTACGTACGATGTCATCACGCATGATGTAGCCAACCGAAGCAGGGTCAGCAGATGCACGTTTAAAAACCTGACTCATGTGGTTAAAGGATCGACCCAAGGTCTCACCAATACCAACGGTGTACATATAGTGGGCTTTACGGAGAATAGCTCCGTCACCAGACATCATTGCGCCAGCGTACGTAGCAATAGGACGCTCAATCATCAGAGCGATGTTGCTGAACGTAGCTTTCAAGGGTGTACTGAGAGAAGAAAGCACAGAGTTATAGATATTTGACCATACACCCTGAAGCCATACAGACTCCAAATCGGGACGGCTGTCAAAGAACATCTTGCTGACAGTACCAGTGGTATTCCGTACGTACTGATTTAGCTTGGACATAGAGCTGACACTGCCATCAGTGATGTCATAAGCAAGCATCAACGGTCCGAGCATTTCAGGACGTTGTTCTTTGACCGCACGAAGGGTGTCAATGGTGTCTGAGGTTTCCTCGGAGATTTCCTTCAGCTTGTCAAGCGTATCTTGTTTAGTATTTTTAACTGCCTCTTTAGCCTTCTTAGGATCCATTTTCCAAAGATTCAGCATGTTTAAAGCACGACCACGTACATAAGACGTCTGTCCTTTGACTTGCATCAAGAACTCAATACGATCAAGTACCTGTTCCTGTGCACGGCTCACAGCAGTCACGCTGTTTGCAAGGCGAGAAGCCTGAGCCATGTCAGAGATCTGACCAGCGGTCGAAGTAGCGACATAGCCTGCAGCACGGAAATGATCCATGTTGGCAAACTCTTTCGTGTACTCCCCAATAGCCTTCATCACACCTGCATAGGCTTCAGAGCCAAGCTCAGTAAGTCCAGTGTCAAAATCTTCGTCAGACAGGTTCCGAAGCGTCCGCTTCATTTCGGAGACATCCATCTCCAACAGGTCGGCAGCAATCTTTTCACCAGATTGCATCACCTCTTTGTGAGAGATATAACGACCACCATCAGTGCGATAGCCATACTCACCAGCTTCAATCAGTGTCTCTTTGAGACCTCTGATAACAGCTTGACCAGCATCACCAGCCTTATTAGAGAACTTGATGGCACCTTCAGTCATCACACTGCCAAGTCGTCCGTAGACGGTGTCAATGTTCTTGTCGATGCGTACGGCGTCTACAGAAGCTCCAAGCACCCCTTTGGGATCAGCACTCCTAGAGCCGCTTTCAACAGCATCGTAGGCTTCGTGAAGGCCGAATATAGGCTGATTAAGCTGACCATCAGAATTGGAATAGTTGTATGCACCTGTTTCATCAAGTGCTTCAGTCCGACGCTTAGCAGAGTTGAGGACAGTATTTTCTACAGGGTCATCAGACAGAAAGTCTTCTGGATCCTCTTTCCAAACCTTGGCATTCTTTGCCTTTTCATTTTCAGGAATCCACTTAGTAACTTCTTTGACGCCTTTCCTTATTTTGAAAAGCTTGGCTGCACCCTGAAGGAAGTCACTAAACAATCCAGCAAAGATGCCTTCGTTAATGTTTTTGTTGCGCTTAACGTCGGGGCTGTCGGAATCAAGCGTAGCCCAGTCGTCAGAGACCCAGCTATAAGTTCTAGGCCAACTCTTCTTAAGAGTGCCAGTTAGGTTGTCGTCAGTACTGGCTTCAGACACATAGTCAACACCAGCACCAACACCAGCGGTAAGACCAGTAGAGGCAAACCATTGGAAAGCTTTATCGCTTCCAAGCTTCCAACCAAGACCTTGACGGCTGATGTTTGCAGCGTTATATGCTCTAGCACCTTGCAAAGCTCTACCAGCAAGGAAGATATTAGGAGCAACAACGGAGGAGATCTCACGTGTAGCTTGTGCTAATTTGCTTTCAAATTTAGGTAGCTTGGGGATATTGACGGCACCTTTCTTGTAGTGAAAATTTCCAGAGTCATCAATAGTGACTCCAGGATCACGAAGAACAATGTTGCCAATTGTGTTAATAGAATCAACAGCGAAGTCAACCACACCGAATGGAATGGCTAACTTCTCCTCTTGATCTTGTTTAATAACTTTGCTTGCTTCGGCAAGGAATTGATCGGACAGCAGTCCTGAGTTTCCTGCCTCTTCAACGGGTTGAGCAGGTTCCGTAGAACCGCTATCTTGTGGAGATTCAGAAGTTTGTACAGCGTTAGCAGCCTCAACTTCATCTGCACCATCTAGTAATTTTGCTTGTTCAGCAGCAGCTAGATCTTGTGCATTTAAAGTTTCGATTGCTCCCTCTACTAACTCCGGCGTACCGTTAAGAATCTCATCCAGAAATTCATTTGCCATTAGTTGTTATCGAAAGGCAGGACGTATCATTGATGGATCGCGGAAGGCATCTTTATATCCATACTTGGCAGCTTTTTTGATGATGCCAGGGTAGTAGTTTCTGTTTTCTTCAGTAGCACCTACGCCGTAGCGTTGGACTGTTCCAGGTCCAGCGTTGTAAGCATAGATTGCCTCACGCAAATCAAACCCATAATTATCCATCAAGTGACGAAGATATTTAGCAGCTCCAGGAATTGCAGATTCAGGATTGAATGGATCAACACCCATTTGTTCTGCAGTGCCAGGCATAAACTGAGCGATACCCATTGCACCAGCAGTGCTTAGACGTTGACCATGGATTACTTCAGGTAGATAACCACTTTCTTGTTCCAGCAAACCAGCCAGGATGGCAGCAGGAATGTCATATTGCTTGGCGGCTTTGCCGACAATATCTCCATAACCACTAGGCACCATCTCAGGACGGTAGTCACCAGGAAGCTGTGACATCACCTGGAGAGATACATTAGGAGTCATCTGTCCCTGACTTCTAAGGAACTTAGCCTTAGCTTGTGGGGGAAGATCATCTCTAATAGCCTCAGCAGCAGGAGACAAAGAAATTAAAGGTATAGGATTACCTTGTGCTTGGTTAGCTAAGTTGTAAGCTTCAATCATTTTATTAGTTGCTGTAATCGGATCTACTTGTAATATCCGGCTAATACGTTGGATCTGAGGATGATGTTTAAATCCCCTTTGTCCAAAGTTGGCAGCGTCGTTGCGGAGAATAGTGGAGTTAACTAGACCCACTTGATCCAAAGAACGAGCGCCGAAGGTACGAATAATGCTGTTAACTCTTTCTTGCTCTACACGTGCGTTAGCTTGCAGATTTTGTGCAGTAGCGGCGTCAGCAAAGATGTTGTAACCGTTAGAGCTAAAGTTTCCAGTTCCTGGAGCAGACCAAGTATTGAACTCTTGAAGAGTGATGCTTAGAGCATCTTGCAGAGCATTGGGGTTATTTGCTTCAAGCTGTTGACGAAGATTCTCGTGGAACTTGGCTTGATAAATAGAGGTAACTACACCAACACTGGGATCTCTTGTACCAAGAGGAGTGACACTAGCCTTTTGCTCAACAGCATCTTTAATAGAATCTTCCTGAACTCTGTAGTTATCACCAGCGACTTTGTCAGTAGCTGCAGCAATAGCTCCATACCGTTGCTGAATTTGCCAAGGAAGTTGTCTAAGACGTTCAGACGTCAGGCTGTTGCTTTCGATCAGACGTTGTGCTGCTCTGTCAGCTTCTTTGAGCTGAATAGCGTCAACAGTTCGATGCAGTTTGAGCTGATTTAGAATTCTACTTTCCTTGCCATATGTATCTCTAAACTGATTTTGACGTTTGTCAACATCGTCATTAGTTAGAGTAGCTAGATCTACATTTCGCAGATACTCCTGTTCTTCTACAATGAAAGCATTATCTCTTGCTTTTTGATTACGACTGAAGTCTGCGTTAATGTCAGCCTCTGCCGTCTCTAGCAACGTATTCATGTCGATCTTTTTTAGGTCGGCATAGGTCTTGCCATTCATGCCAGGCATTTCACTTTTGGCAAACATCTCTTGCACGTCAGTGACGCTGAGAAGGTTTGCTTTGATTGCCTTAGGCAGAACAGTTTCTACGAGATACTTATAAGCTGCAGCAGGACCACGTACGTTGCCTTTAGAGTCAACAGTGGTAGCAAGTGAATTAACTGCGTTGCTAATGTTGCCGTCTACAAGCAATGTGTTGATAGCACGGTCAGACTCTTGTGCACTTGTTTCTTGAGTCCAAGCAAATTCAACCTTTTGTCGTTCTTCATCTCTAGCCTTGTAGAGAATAGGAAGACCGTATTTAGTGATAAAACCAGGGTTAAAGCCGGTAAACCTGTCAAGTACATTCGTCATGTATTGACCAGGCAAAGCCATTCGGTCAGCACGTGACATGGGAGTGCCATACTCCTGCTGATGAGCAGCCATCTGTTCAGCTTGAAAAGCCGGATAGTCTGACCAAGCTGCAGTAGCAGTATCAGCTACTTGGATCTTTTGGATCTCGTCCAGGTGATAGGCATTCAGTTTTTTAATGCCATTGATGACATGAAAAGGTTTGCCATCTCTTGCTGCTTTATCAGCAACACCATCCAACTGTTCTTGAGTCCGCCTCTGTTCAGCTTCGTACTTTTCTTGAGCTTCTAAAAGCTCCTCTTGGTTATAGATGCCTTGAGCAGCAAGAGCCTGACCTTCAGATTGGAACTTTTTGATCCGCTCAGTCTGAATACCACCAAGAACCTTTGCTGCAGCAGCAGAAAGCTCACTGATGGCTCTAGCAGTGTCACCAGCCCGTTTAGCATTAGCCATACGAGCTGCGTCGTTAGCATTGACCGACTGATTAAATTGGTCAATACCCTGTTGTAGTCTTTGATTAGCTTGCTGTTGAGCAGGCAGGAAGTCAGCAGTAGGGTCTGCACCTGCGCTACGGTTGCCAGCTAATCCTTGATAAGAAGATGTCATCCTTGTCCTCCAATACGCTTAGTTTCAGGTGCAAATTGGTTGTATGTAGAAGCGCCAGAAACAGCAGCACTAGCAAGTCCACCAATAAGACCAAGTGGTGAAGGACCTTTAACGAACTCAACATCCTGACTAGGTGCAGGACCCGAACGATATGGATTAGCTACTGACTCATACAAGCTTTGTTTTTGTTTGTTAGCTCTACGTCGAGAGTCATTAAGTCGAATCGTAGAAGCAATACGACCGCGAGCGAGATTAGCGACGTTAGCTCCACGCTGTCTGCCAATAGAAAGCTTGAGGTTTCGACCACGTGTGCGTGAACGACCACCTTCATCTACTTCAGTACCAGCCATTAACTTGACTGCTAGGTCTTGGTCTTGCATTAGGTATTGGTTGATCTCATCATCTTCTCTGAGCTGTTCTTCAGAAGCGGCACGAGAAAATTCCAGACCTACCTCATCTTGTTTGCGCTCAACATCTAATTTTGCAGTATTGTATTCAGCAATCCCTTGGAGAGATTCTAGCTCATACTGCCTATTTCTTTGATTAGCTTTATTAGCAATAGAGCGGTTCTGAGCAGCAGCTTGGGCTGAGGCATCTTGGTGAGAACCAATAGCACTAGCAGCACCAGAAGCAGCAGACAGAACCCCTAACGTTGCACTAACGGGTTCGCACACGGCAAAATTCTATAAAGGTTAAATTGTTAGGTCCATAAGGAAACTCCCGCAGGAATTTAAAACCTAGGAATTTGAGAAGCTTTAAATGGGTAGTGTTTCGCTTATCAACTATGTTCCAAAGAAGCTTTTCAGATCGACCTTCTACATAGCGTTTCGCTTCTCTGGCGAATGTAATTGGATATTTATGTATGGCAGGAGTACAGAGCATCCATATTGCTCCCTGTGGGTTTACTCCTGCACAACCAGCAAGCTCACCGTTCGGTACTGTGAAGTAGACAGAGTCGCCATACTTAGCACCTAGTGGCAGGCTGCGTTTAGGGTCATGTCCATGACCTTCGACAACCTCTTTACGATCTTCTGGAAGTAGGTTACAGGCCACCTCATAGGCAGCCTGCATTGTGATTGGATGAATGTATTTAGACACGCTTATGGTGCATGGGTGTGTAGTCACCCTCCCACGTCATTGAAATAAACTGAGCAGGACCAGGGTGATGAGATTTCAGTACAAGATGACAGTTTTTATTACGCTCATATACAGGAACTGTTTGAGTTTTCTCTGCAACAAAGGTTGCTTCATCTGCATCGTAGAAATCCATAAGTGTAGATTCATACGTTGTTTCGATGTAGGTCTTACCCAAACGTTTTAGCCTTACATGAATCTGTCCTACAGGACCAAAACGAAGATGTACACGCTGAATAGTCAGCGATGCAGTAACGTCTGATGTAGTGATGTCTCCTGCCTTTTGTTTGACATAGATACGAGGAAGTTTGACATTTAGCTCAAAGAGCCAGCCAACAACAACAGCGTCACCAGCAAAATTACCATTGAACTTGTAGGTACTACCGCTCCGTTGGGTCTCGTCTTCAATAAACACTTCACCAGTGGACAGGTTTACTGCACCAAGCTTGGTTCCAGTGCCTGTAAAACTATGTGAGACAGTCGTGTATGTACCGTCGTAAGAACCTGCTGTCAGAGGTACCGACGAGTCAAGGTGTATAGAGTATTGGTCTCCAGAAACGAGAGAGCCAGAAGGACCGTAAAAGTTATCCGTTTCAATTTCACGAGCAGTATCAAGCTTTTGCAAAGCAATCTTCAACAGCTTGTAATCACTACTAATGATGTACAACTCATCATCAAGCACAAACAAATGTGCAATGTTATGAGGTAAGGTCCATCTGAACCAAGCTGACTGAGCACGTTTGTCTCCAGTATTGAAGTAGCGATAACCAAAGATATCTGCTGTACCAGACTTAGAGAAAAATATAGTGTTATTTTCCCTGCTGTTTGTCATGACGTCTAAATCATGAGGCAGTAGTTTAGGTGCAACTTTGGTTTGTTCAACCATGTCAGGTTCACCTTCACGACGGATATCGAAAACTTCAAAGAACCGACCGTTTACTCCAGCACTATCGACGAACCCTAAGGTTGTACCTAAAGAGATGGGATCAGTTTTAGGGCTGTATCTGTAAGTTGAGATGTTAGATAGTTTTCCCGTATCAGGGGTCAACGAATCACTGTCAGTATGCAGCAGGAACTGCTGTGTTTCTGCAAAGATTACAAGACCAGTGTTGGTATCAATAGCAGTTTTAAGCTGCGTAGGCTGAGTAGAGCTTGCTTTAATATCGATAGGATCTGACCCACCAATGACTAAAGCAGATTCTTGGAAGAAGTTACCTGGATCACCAGCTCTGCTTAGGATGACATTGTCTTCACAAAGGAATCCAAGTCTGTTTCTGTGGAAAAATGTTTGGCTAATCTTCTTACAGTCGTTTGAAGTATGATCAGCAATCTGAGCTTTAGAAATAAAAGATGGGAAAGGATTAGTGTCGTCATCACCGACTTTACGGGTATCCCATGTGTATGTACCTACGGTAAAGCTACCATCAGATTGACGTTGGATAATATGAGGCAATGTACTTGCATCTAGCGTTGTAGGAACAAGAGGTCCAATGGTTTCCTCCCAACTACCAGGACCATCTTGATCGTTGTTACCTACAAACTTAAGATAAAAATCATCTTCTGCAGAGTCAGCACTACTAACGACTTTTACGATAAAACCATGTCTACATTGCCGTGGCAACTCTGAAGCATCATTAACCTCCATAGGAGTGATGCGCCAAAGATCAGGCTGAGCTGTTGTTATATTAAATTTTGAATTATGAGTAATGAAGAATCCATTACCAACCTTGTAAACATTTGGTGTAAGATCCCTTTCGGCTTTATCTATATCAAGGATATTATCAGCAGTAATAGTTTGATTTGCATCAAAACTTGTAGGCGTTGGTCGGAAAGTGCCAAGATCTAATTTAGTTTTGACAGGTTGTACTTCTTCAATACGTATTGTATGGGTGACATTTTTCAGCCTAACTGTTACTTCAGTATTAGGAGCGTAGTTATTACCACCATGCAGAAGCTCTACAGTTGTATTGTAAACACCGACATATTCATCACCTTTAATATCTTCACCAGCATATTTAGAAAGGTTGACTTGACCCACTACAGTAAGACGAACAACCATACCTGATCCTGGATTGCTGCCATTATTAATTTCAAATACTCCAGTGCCTTGAAACGGGAGTTCTGGACTTAAACCTTGGTATGTATTATTACCGTTATTTACACTTTCATTCCTATCAATAGTAATTCGTTGACCAGTCACTGAGTCGGTAACAACACCCGTCTTAGTAGGCTGGTAAAAAGGTGAATCGTTAGGATCTTTTAGGCTTATTTTTGTAACAGTGCCACGAGAAGCACTACCACCAACATAAGCATCATTGGCATTAGGACTAGCCACATCAAAGCTATATTCTCTGCCATGAGCTAGCTGACGAAGTTCAACAAATGCTTGAAATTTATCATTGCTGGTATTATTAATTGCACTTTGAGCACGATTAAGAGAAAGATCATTTGTGCGTTTAACTTCTTTGTTGACATTAGTCACAAAAGTAGTATCAGCAATAGTCAGGAATTTGATGTCTTCGTCTTCGGTGTGTGCGAGGTAAGAAATAGCACTGCCACTATGAGCTACATCACCAGCAGAATCAGTTTTATTGCCGCTGCTGTCGTACACATCATTGGCGTGCCAAATCTTAACCGCACCGTTTCTTTGAACCTGACCGATGTAAGCACCTTCACTTTTGTCACGGTAGTAACTAAACCAAGTACCAGCGGCAGCTCCAGACAGAGAGTTAATAAACCTACTACCAGGACGCTTTACCAGACCATCCGTGATGTCAGGGATACCGTTAACTAGATCTTTCACCTGTCCTGGTAGTACCAGCTCATCAGGTTGTTGTGAGATACCACCAGTAAAACTAGGGATAGTCTGAGTAATGCTTGCCATTAGCGACGTAGTGCGTGATGAGGTTTATAAGCGTTGTATGAGGTGCCATCAGGCCAACCCATAAAGGTGTGATCGCCTTGATCACATTCGTATTCCATACAGGCAGCACGTGCCTGGGATTCCTGTGTACCTAAAAGTTGTACAAGCTGAGGGTTACCAACTAGCTGAGCAGCAGCTCTGCCAGCAGCACGGTAAGTAATGTAGCGTTGAAAGACAGAAGGAAGATCGCTGAACTCGTAAAGCGTGACGACGTCCAGACTGAGGTCACCTGTGAATACATCGGTGTGGTTGTACTTGTCATAGAGTCTTCCGTTGCGTTTAACTACATCAGTAGTTTTGATGTTTTGGTTATCGTGCACGTCGAACCTAATTACGTTAGGAGGAATGACAAAATAACCATTGGTGTCAGGTGAGTAAGTTACGTGATATTCAGTGTTAAAAGACCAGCCTTCATTCTGGACATCAACATTGACTTCACGCAGAAGATTATGAATAAAAGAAATCTCAGGGTTAGTAAATTCGAGACTGAGACTGGTAACTGGAGACTGACCGATACTCCCCAGAATAGAGTTAACTGCGGATAGTTCGGTATCGAGTGTAATCGTAGAGGGAGTAGTCATATGGATAAAAAAAAGGGGACCCGAAGGTCCCCCGTAGATCTAATAAATAGATAGGTAATTCAGAAGTTGGCAGCGCCAGAGGTGTTGACCACACCGCTGTTGTCAACAGAAGGAGCGACGTCAACCACGAACTCCACAGCGGCTGCGGGGTTCAGGTAGTCAGCACCCATAGCGAGGCGTCCGACGATCAGGTCGCCCTGATACATCACAGACACGTCGTTACTGGTCACTTGGACTTGAGGTCCGATAGCTTCCACAACACCTGCAGCTTCGCGTTGGAAGATCAATCCGCAGGACTTGCCGAAGACTTGACCACCGTAGTTATTGCGGGAGCCATAGTTGTTGCCAGTCACAGCAGTGTCAGCAGGCATGGTTTCACCAACGAAGTCGCCAGCCAGAGGCAGGCTGGAGTTAGTACCAAACTTACCCAGGAACGGAATGTTCATGGACTTAAAGATCTTGATACCAGCGATTTCGATGATGCCATTGCCGGACTGCAGAGCGGTGCCCTGGACGTCACGGTTCACCAGGCCGTTAGTACCAACAGCTTGGATCAGCTCGTAGTACTGACGGGGGTTGATAACAGCCACACGTCCGTCAGAGCTAACACCCTTCTCGTCGAGAGCAGCAGCAGCGTCATAGAAGCCTGCAATCAGAGAGGTGGGGTTGGTAGCGTCAGAACCGTTGGTAGCAGTACCGAGACGAATCTGGGTACCACCGGGCTCGGTGTAGTTAGTAGCAGAAACAGGGGAAGCAGTACGTGCACCACGAGTGATGCTACGGAAGATCTTCCGGTCATAGGTTTCAGCCAGTGCGTAACCGATCTTGCGAGAGATCTCACCACGCAGCTCGTAATGAGCAAGGGTTTCATCCAGCTCATACAGGAAAGCGGAGCTGACCAGCAGGTCATCGACCGTGATGGTCTTCTCAGCTACCGGGGGAGCCTTGTCGGTGTTACCCAGGATCGGGGTGCCAGGGGTGTGATATTCCGCCTTGGTACGACCCGTGTAGATGAACTGAAGACTCTTGCCGTTCTTCAGCGTGCGCTTCATGACGAGGTCACGAGCGATGGAGTTGTATTGGAAACCCTTGAACACTTCTCCGGAGAAAAGATCCAAGTAAAGATCGCGGTTGTTAGAGGCGTTGCCTGTCAGATTAGCGCGACCAAGGTTTACCTGATTGGTATTAGCCATTGGTAGTAAATAAAGTAATTAGAAATATGTAGCCCTTTCGATCGATCAAAATTTTTGTGGTCTATTCCCACCGTCTAGACGGCGAAGGGTATCTTCCGTAGAAGGCCAACGCCAATAACTGAAGGGAGGAATCGAACCTCCCACTGAGTCACCAGATCAGTTTAGAACAGTTTTTTTGTAAGCAGTTCCGCGATAACAAAGAGCGACTTCCTTCTCTTTACGGATGAAGTTCTTTTGCTCTTTGATAATGTAACGCTTTTCGAGATCAGACATAGTTCGTACATGGGTATAAACCTAAGCCCCGTTCCATGCTTAGGCAGTCATGCGTCTATAGTTGATTCAAGTACCATTTTGGTAAACTGTGTTTCCAAGAACTCAATATCTTGCTGCTCTTGCGGGTGACCACCAGGCCACTGTTTTTTATACAGTCTAAGTGCATCACGTATAACGCGAGCACCTTCATCACAGACTCGAATGTCAAACATAGATGAACGTACGAAGTAATTAGCCGATTGCAGGTGCCTGCAGTGCCACGGGAGTTGAATCCACGGATGCAAGGTCAAGCGGGAAGTTATGTGCATTCCGCTCATGCATCACCTCAAAGCCGAGGTTGGCACGATTGAGAATGTCAGCCCAGGTGTTGATCACGTGGCCTTGACTCTCAGTAATTGATTGATTGAAGTTAAATCCATTCAGGTTAAATGCCATGGTAGATACACCAAGAGCAGCAAACCAGATACCAACAACAGGCCAGGCTGCCAAAAAGAAGTGGAGACTACGGCTGTTGTTAAAAGAAGCGTACTGAAAAATAAGACGACCAAAGTATCCATGAGCGGCTACGATGTTATATGTCTCTTCCTCTTGACCAAACTTGTAACCGTAGTTCAGTGATTCTTTTTCAGTCGTCTCTCGTACGAGCGAAGACGTGACCAAAGAACCATGCATGGCAGAGAACAAAGACCCACCAAATACACCGGCAACACCCAACATATGGAAAGGATGCATAAGGATATTATGTTCAGCCTGAAAGACGAGCATGTAGTTGAACGTACCGGAAATGCCAAGAGGCATGCCGTCTGAAAAACTACCCTGCCCAAACGGGTAGACAAGGAAAACTGCGGATGCAGCAGCGACTGGAGCAGAGTATGCAACACAAATCCACGGCCTCATGCCTAGTCGATAACTAAGTTCCCACTCTCGTCCCATGTAAGCAAAGACGCCAATGAGGAAGTGGAACACGACGAGCTGGTATGGACCCCCGTTGTAGAGCCATTCATCAAGTGAATTAGCTTCCCAAATTGGGTAGAAGTGTAGTCCGATGGCATTGCTGCTCGGTACGACGGCTCCCGATATGATGTTGTTTCCCCACATGAGGGATCCTGAAACTGGTTCTCTAATTCCATCAATGTCTACAGGAGGAGCTGCAATAAATGCAGTGATAAAACAAATGGTTGCAGCCAGCAAGCAAGGGATCATAAGGATTCCAAACCAGCCGACATAAAGTCGATTATTAGTTGAGGTTACCCAGGAGCAAAACTCATCCCAGGTAGACCTCTGTTGTTGAAGTACAGCGGTCATTAAAAGTGCAGGGTTGTGATTGTTAAGGGTATGTATTTGAGCACTTTAATGAAGCCCTCCCAAGGCTCACGTCCAGTGGAGGGCTGTATTAAATATCAGAAACTATACTTAGCACCAATCTTGGTGCCGTATCCGTTGTCATCTTCACCAGTGATAAAGGAGACTTCACCATAAACAGACAGTTCTTCGTTCAAAGAGTACGAAGCACCGGCTTTACCAGACAGTTCAACATCACCGTCTTGACCATCAACTTGGATAAGGGCTGGTCCACCTTGGACATACCAACCTTCACCTTCGTAGCCAACATGAACGTCGGTTACAGAACCGTTAAAATCATCACCAGTGTAACCAGAATTAGATTCAACATTTGCGTAAGGACCAGCGATAGCGCCTTGTGCACAGCCGAGGAGGAAACCGGCAGCAATAATAGATTTCATGATTAAAGAGTTACTTTTTTTTTGCAGTTTTTGCGGAGCGTTTGAAGTTGGCAGCCGTGGGTGCTCCTTTAGACCCAGGCTTTCTCATTTTTTCACCACTGCCAGCAGCAATACGCTTGCGCTTAGCGTGGATGTTTGCGTAAAGACCTTTGCGTGCAGCCATTATTTCTTGCCTCCCTTTTTAGGGGGACGACCTTTCTTTGTTCCGTAAGTTCCTTTACCTTGTGGCATAATCAAGAGAGGGTTGTTACCGACATGTCGTCAGATTCTTCTTTCTTTTTAGCAGGTGCCTTTTTAGTAGGCTTGGATTCAGCAGGACGCTGAGCTTCTTCGTAGGGTCGTACAGTCATTACCAAATACCAGGGATAATTTGTCCAGTTACAAAATAGCTACCACAAGCAGCAATGATGCCAAGCATAGCAAGCCTGCCATTAGTTCTTTCTGCACGCTCGTTGTGGCTTTCGGTGTACTTCTCATCAAATGTCATAGGTGGTTCTTTTGCGTAGATGTTTGTGCGACCGCCGTCTTCAGTAATAGTTGTCATCGGAAGGTCACATCAGATCGTTCAAGTTTTTCAAGGACATCGTTGCGGTAAGCAGGATCACGGTCATACCGTGGATCAGCAATAGCAGAAACAACTTCTTCCTGACTACGGAAGACATCACTACTATTGTTGGCAGCTTTACCAGTCAGCATTCGTCCTTCAAATCCATTACTAGAGTCGTACTGTGCTTTCAATCCATTGACCATCATTTGAATAGCATCAGAATTACCAGTAGCAATGATGTCGTCGTAAGCTTCAATCTGTGATTCGGACATGTTATTACTTGCCCAATCAATGACTTTATTATATTCAGCATCACCACCAACCGAGTTCTTAATAGCATTTACTTCACTATCAGAAAGCTCGACTGGCTCAGCAGCTTCGGGTTGAGGTGCATTGGCTTGCATCTCCATGTATGCCTGGACAAGGTCTTGGCTACTCATCTCTGAGAACTTAGACATCATCTCTTTAGACAACTCACCCTTCTCTGCATACTCAGTAGATGCATCAGTGATTAAAGTTTGAGCAGGGGAAACTTCAGGCTCTTCTGTTTCTTCTTGGGAAGGCTCAGCTTCTCCCTGCTCATCTTCAGAACTTTCTCCAAGTTTCTTTTGGAGTTCAACGTACGCTTTTTCAAGGTCTGCGGCTGACTTATATTTACCAGCCAACAGTTGTTCCTGTTGTTCTTTAAGCTCCTGACCTACCTGAAGTGAGTCCTGTTCTTCATCAGTAAGTACATCAGCTTCAGGGGTGGGATCGTAGGAAAGTGTTTCTGCCATTATTCAGTAGGTTGTTCTTCGGGTTGTCCCATCATGGCTTGTTCAGCCATTGGTGTTTTTGCAAGTTGACCAGCCTGACCAACAAGTGATTGACCAATCTGATCTTGCTGTTGTTGCTGCATTTCTTGTGCCATCTGCTCTTCAGTCTTAATAAGATTGAGAGCTTCAATACCTTGTGCAGCAGCAAGACGCTTGATGACCTCAGAAGGATTGATGTACTTCATCAACGCTTCAGGTCCAAGTGTCTGTGCAATTGTTCCCATAAAGTTTGCAAGACTTTCTCGGTCTTGACCACGACCCAGCGCATTCACACCAGCAACAATCTGTGGTCGAACAAACTCCTTAGGGATCTTGGGTAGCTGTCCATTCCTTTGCAGAACCATCATGATCCTGTTCAGGTATGGGACAAGGAACTCAACGGTCAGCAGACTGAAGAGACCGCCAAGCTGTTGCTCTAGTTCGAGCTGTGTGAGGCGTACCTCTTCTGCTGTGGTTCGTTCTGACTGTCGAATGTTGAGTTGCAGGAAGGCTTCACCAATACGACGTTCGATTTGCTGCGCCATGTTGGCGGCAGTTGCGAAGTCTGCTGTCTTACCAACCTGTACGACAGAAACATCATCAGGTCTTCCCTGAATGATGGCACCGTTACCCGCCTTAGCGAGTGAGCCTGGCTTGGTAGTACTAGATGGTGACACCATAAATACAACCTTTGCAGCGGCTGCACTGCCTTCGATGAGTGCCTGGCTGAGTGAGTCAAGTGCACGGAAGTCACCAAGGAATTCCTCAACACGACCCCTGCCATAGTCCTCACCATCAACAGTGTTGAACCTAAGAGGCAGCCAAGGGCTTGCATTCTTAGGAGCGGTGCTACGGCTACCAGGAATAACCTTGTCAAAGACCTCCTGGTGCCACACCCAGCGGCCATTATCTAGCTTGACATGGGTATAGACATCGCATTCTTTTTCGTTGCTCTGAGAGCCATCTACAACGCTCTTGTCGTCGTAACCAATCTCACCTAGCAACTCTTTGCTGATCATTTCTTTCGTAACGATCTCAAGAACATTGCCATTGCCGTCACGGTTAATAACAAACCGATTCAATGGGAAGTTCTTCAGACCATCTTTGCCCATAAAGACAAGGGCGTTACCAGAGACAATCAAATGCTTGATTGCCTGGTGTACTACAACGCGGTCATTAGAAGCGGCGATGTAATCCATGATGATCCGCTCAATCTTGCTGAACGAAAGGTCCAGTTCACTGCGGATCTCTGGGGAATCCATCTCACCCAACTTATCGTCACGTACCTGTAGCTTGAAGAAGGAAGTCTGGGGTGGTAACAACGCCAGCATCAGTTTGGATGCCAGCGTTACAACAGCTTTAGCTCCTACGGATTGCCAAGGAAGAGGCAACCGCTTGCGGGAGTTAACTGAGGAGGTGTCTTCAGTAAGCAGGTACGGCAACGTCAGCTCAGAACAATCAACAGCAGTACTCAGAAAAGAGTTGCGTTGAGATGAGAGCCGGTCGTAGCACATACGTGCACTAGACATTCAGACCTCCAGTGCTTCCACCACCTTGAGGAGTGTTGAGAGGAATCTTCAGTGAGTCAGTTCCTTTTTTTGAACGAACATCAGTTGATTTCTTCTTACCATACTGAACGTTAGGCTTAGTTTCTTGTTCAACTTTCAGTGCATCTTGTGGTTTTGGAAGTGGCTTAGGAGCTTGTGGTGGTGCTGGAGTTGGAGGAGCTGGAGCAGGTGGTTCGATTTTTGGTGTTGATGGTGTAGAGCGGTTAAAGCACATTAGAATTGCATTCGTTGTTTGAACCATTCGACGACATGACGTTGTCCAGCTCTATACATGAGCTGACTTAGGTCATCGCCAGGAGTGGGGTTAACAGGTGGAAAGATTTCTTCGAGTTCTTCGTAGATCTGCTCAAGGTTTGGTCCGAGGATTGCCTCAAGCGTATTGGGGGAGGTTGACATTTGAGTGCTCAAAGAAAGCTGGCATACGAGCTGCTTTTGTTTCGGAAAGCTCAGGGGCTTTGCCTTCATACATCAAGCGATCACTAGAATCCAGCCAAAATTTTTTACTTAGATATTTATCGGCGTGCTCACCAAGAGGTTGCATTACCCAATTGATAGTTGCCTTCCTGAGTTTATCAAGAGAAGGACTGATGTTATACCCCAGCTCAGTATGAACCAGACTATTGGCAGCCACATGAATTTGTTCCAAGTGTTATCGTAAAGGCTCTTTATCCTTTACTTCTGCATCTTTACCATTGATGCAGGTCAGACTATATCTTCACCAAAAGGTGCTAGGCACTCGTGTCTCCATTACTGTGTTGCCACTCGGGAGTTAGTCGTTGAACCTTCCAGCTTGTGGGCTGGCTTGGCTGCTGATTGTCCAATATAGGAGGAGTTCCAGCAATTCACCTAGTTTTTTATAGTAGGGACCAACAAATCAATCTCTACTTATGTCTGCGGAAACTGTTCTCATACCAGCGTCACCATTAAAGCGAAAGAATGGTAAAAGAACGAAGAAGATCGCACGCTCGGCAACAAGTGCTTTGGTGATCGTGTGATCTGGATGTGCCTCCCAAGCGGCTTTAAGCCTAAGGGCTTCTGCCTCAGCTTTTTCATCAACGCCGTAAGCATTGGCGATGTAACCAAGTGCGAGGTCGTGATTCTCTTCGTCCTTGACATTGGACAGTAGGAGTTCCCTTGCATTACTCGGTACGTCAGAGGAGAGAGCATTAGTAATAAAATCTCCCACAGGTAGTTCCATATGCCTCAATGCAAGTGCACGGAAGATCGTTGCTTCCGCACCTTCTTTGCATGTACCGGCAGTTGTCTGGACAGGAGTCCATTTTCTTTTTCGATTGATTAGTTTTTGATACGGGTTCATTCTTGACAGTCACAGGTAGGTTCAACCTCAGGTTCGAGGAGTCCTTCCAAGTAAGCTTCAACGTCTTCTTCATCCAATGCAGCATATGCACTTGACTTATCTTGTACGTCCCCCATTACTTGCAAGGAGTAGTAAAGGGAGGTTTGAGGAGATTCCAACCACTCTTCGATAAAGGCGTTGTCATAGTTGACAACATCACTCCAACTGTTGAAGCTATACCCGTGAAGAAGTCCCGTGCGGTCGAGTAAAACCATGATGCCATCAGCAACACGCTTGTAGTTTTCCCAACCGACTTCACTAGCGATCTCTACATCGCCATAGTTATATGTTTGTACCCCGAACGTACCGCTGTCGCGGTCTACCGTCCGGCTGATAGGCGGAGCGATTTCTGGTGTTGCAGTAAAGCCATCCAGATCCTTGCTTCGATAACTGCAGGAGGCAGTGGGTGCGATAGCAAAGGCTCGAACCATATCATTAGAACGAGCAATCTGGGCGGCAGAATCAACGCCAGAGGCAAGGGCAGAAACCAGTTCATAGGCTGGTGTGCGTACCACTTCTCCTGCATTGAAATTGACCAGAGCAACTCCGAACTGCTCATAAGTTATGCCGTACCGCCGTAGGAGATTGGCAAGTCCGAGCATTCCGAGTCCGACTTGTCGGTCAGTTTTGCTTGGCAAATACTCTCCTGAATCGCCAACCCCAGTTCGACCATGGAGTTCGCACAGTTGGGACATCCCTTCAGTAAAAGCTCGCGGAATGTCGGCATATTCACAGGCAGAGAGATTAACGTGCTGTAGTAAGCAGGTTCCCCTAGACGGCAAGTACACTTCAAGACAAACGTTTCCTCGAATTCGGTTTCCATCATTGTCATACTTAACTTTGTTTAGCCAAATGTCACCTGACTTGATTCCATGTAAAAGTTCCTCCTTAAACGTACACTTCTCCCACCATTCTTTGGTGATGTTGATGCATCGTTTGACCCAAGGTAGTTCGGATCGAGGAGCAAGAATAAAGTCACGAGCATCAGGGTGGGATAAATCAAGGTGGCAAACAATCGCACCATTGCGATAGGTTCCACCACGCCTGAGGATCTCATTTAATGTCGAATAGATTTTTGCAAAGGAGACGGGTCCGCTAGCAATGAGCTTGTCATTTCCCTTTGTTGATTCCGTTCCCTTGGGTCGTAGTTTCGACAGGTGAATCGCGCAACCTGCTCCATTTCGTAGAGCATGACTAGCAAATTTCCAGCTTGCTTCAATTCCATTGGGACCCTCCATTGAGTCTTCAACAGTGAACACCGTGCACGACACCGGCAGCCTGGACGTTGGATTATCCATCCAAGATTGGACACGTCCCGTGCGAGAAATATATGAGGTGGTCATGGGTTAACTAGATCGTTCAATACAGGTGGTTTGTAGTTAGGTCCCTTCAGGACTTTGCCGTCAGCTCGGCGGATAGGTGTACCGTCCAAACCAAGCTTTGACATGTTTGATTTATGGACACGGTCTAGTGCTTCCTCTAGATCCCATTCCATATTTTCTGCGTACTGAAAGCAGACATAGACAAGATCTGCCAGCTCTTTCAGTTCAGCTTCGTAAGGTTCATTGTAAAATGCACTGCGGAACTCTTGGTATTCCTCAGCGATCAAAGCCAGTTGCATAGTCCGGTTCTCCGAACTGTTCTGAATCCCATAGGCTGAGCGGAATTGTATTGCTTGATCGCTCGGACTCTTCGAGGTGCAGTGTTGTGTTGTGGAGTTCATTCTCAAGGTAGTGGATAGCCTTTTTAAGATCTTCGATCTCTGTTTGAGGACTCTTGAAACCGGCTCGGCAAATATATTTAATAGCATTGCCTCGAAAGTAATTTAGTCCTTGATCTCTAATGAAGTCCCAGACTTCGATGGATCCGCGGGTGTAGTGGGTGGGTGATTCGGCCACTTAGTAACTAGATTGGATACGGTGTTGGAAAGACAGAAGTTTTGCTTCTGTAATGCAAGGAAGACTGTGATGATGTCTTCCTTATCTGCTTCAGGTAGAAGATCCTCAAGCCTTCTTAGCTTGAAGCTCTGCTCCATCGTCAGTTCTGTCACTGGCATCGGTAGGACACCAGGGGATGACTGTTCGTCTAGTGGAGTCATACTCTTTATTGGTAAGGATCTTTGCAAGGCGTGCATTCACTAAGGCATCCTCTTCAGTCAAGTCTTTGTCTGTAAACGCCTTTAAAACGGTGTCCCAGGTATAACCACACTCATCAAA